GCGTGCTTCGATCTGCTGCTTGCCCTGCATAGCGACATTGAGGTCAGCACTCTTCTGCACCTGCAGTGCCAACACGTCGTTGGGGTCACCGGTCACGAACGCGCCGTTAGGCGCCCGGGCGAGATCAGCCGCCTTGGTGACGCCGCTTGGCTTGACCAGGAACAACACCTTGCTGCTTGCCAGGCTGCCCTCTGCAATGGCCTGACACAGCGCCTCAACGGTCTGCAGGTCGGCGATGGCAGCCGACTCCACATAGCCGACGCCGTAGTTGGCACCTGCAATCCGAGTCATGCGCAAAGGCAGCCAGGGACTGACTTCCTTAGGCGCCTTGCCCTCGGTGCCGGGAATGACCTTCCCGCTCACTTCCTGGTGCCAATAGACGTAGTTACCCTCCCAATAGATGTAGGTGTAGAGCTTGACCTGCTTCTCCTTGCCTTTGGTTCCCAGGTCGTTGCGATCAAGGATTCCCTTGAGTTCGTCGTCCTCGTGGTAACAAAGCTCTTGGACGTTCTTGGGAAGCTGGTAGAGGGCGAGCTGCTCGCAAGTGACAACCTCCAGGGGGTTGCCCATGGGGTCGCGAGAGCAGACGTAGCGGTTGAGGTGGAAGACCCGCAGTCCCTCAGGGGAGACGTACAGCAGGGCATTGCCCGACACGATCAGATGCAGCAGCGCCTCGTGGAACACCACGCGGTCATTGCTCGCCTCGATTTCGCGAAGTACCAGGCGTTCAATTTTGCTGAGCGCCTCTTCGACCTGTGACTTCTGCTGGGGTTCAACACCCTGCTTGGCCAGCTCGCCCTCATCCAGCGAGAAACGGAAGAACTGCTGCGTAGGGGGCAGCAGAGCAAGAAGCATCCGGCTTGCGAGGTTCAGCACCCCGCGAGCACCGATCCCGTTCCAAGGAACGGCGTATGACTCCTTGCTCTCCGGTGTTGGCTCGTTGGTCTCCGGGATGAGATACGGAATTGTCAGCCGAGCAGCGACGCGAGCCCGGTCGAGGTAGTGATCCCGGTCCGACTCAAGCCGGCGATAGCACTGTTCAGCGAGTTCCATGTCTTATACGGAGATGTTTGCCCCTGAGCCGGCGCCATAGCTGCCAGAACCCATGCGCAAGCTGGCTTGCGTGGTTTTTGCGCCCTTTGCGCTGCGCTGTCTGGTGTCCACAGCAGCAGTGCGACCTTGCTGGCCGCCTTGCTGGGCAAGGATCGTCAGCGAGGAGGCGACTGCCTGGCCCCGAGCACGGATGCCGCCAATGCGCTCAGCCTGCTCGGCACGCATCCCTGCGACCTGCTGGTTTTGCGCGGCCTGCTGGGCGGCTTGCTCGCGTTGCATGGCAACTAGCTGAGCCTGTTGAGCAACGGCTGCAGCCTGCCGCTCACGAGAGATGCGCTCCATCTCTGCTCTTTTCCGCCGCGCCTCTTCGTCAGCTTGCGCCTGCCGACGCTTGGCCTCCTCGTTGGCGTGGTGCTGCTTTCGGCCTGCGTTACCTGAGCACATGGCTATACCCCGATGTTGAGACCAGAGCCTTCAGAAGCAGGCAGTGCAGCCCTGCTGATGCGCAGGTTGTTCTGAGGCTTCTTCTTCTTGGCGACAGCAGCAGTGGTTTGTGCCGCCTCAGGTGCCTCTGACTGAGCTGCAGTGACGGCATAGGCCTGCGTTTGCTGTGCAGCAGAGGCCGCGGCAGCAGCAGATGCTTCGTTCTCGTACTGCCTTTGCAGATCAGCCGTTTCCTGGTTGGCTTGGTCGATCTGAGCCTGCAGTTGCGACTGAAAAGCGCTCTGCTGCTCTTGCATTTGGCTTTGATACTGCGCCAATGCCTGCTCATTGCGGGCAATGTCGTCTCCGCTGGGGCCGGAGTAGACGATGGTTGGCGCTGAGGGGCTTCCTCCGCACATGGCCGTTCTCCTATACGGGTGAGGTGGTGATGTTCAAGCCAGAGCCGCCTTTATTGGCTACGCCAGCCGTCTCCCTGGCAATTCGCAGGGCTCCTTTGCCTTTATCGGTCTTTAGACCGCGAGCAGAGGCCCCGACCTTGGGAGCTTCAGCGCTCTTTTCTGGCTCAGGGGTGCCGATGAGGGTCATCATCCGCATGGCCTGAGCGTTTGTGTTCTCGGCCTGCAGTTTTGCCTGGTCAGTTAGGCGCTCATACGCTGCTTCTTGCTTGCGAAGCGACGCAGTCAGCTCGCTTTGCATCATTCGAGTGCCATTGTTCATGGCTGACTCGATTGCTGACTTCTGCAGCTGAAATTGGTTGTTGTAGGCGCCGTAATCCGGGACCGTAATGGTTCCGCCGCCGCCTCCACCGGAGCACATCAGGCCACCTCCTCTGAGAACGGGTTCTGCTCTGCCGCTACCTGCTTCAGATACCGAACAACAGACACTTGGCCGGCACGAAACCAGACCTCTCTGTCTGTCAGGTCGAGGGATGGCGCCTGATCAGGGAACTTCTTCGCCAATTCGGCGACCATCCTGTCGTCGATAGGGGGAATAAGGCCCACTCTGCAGCGGCGTAGACGTTGTAAGCGTACCCATTACTGCTGTTGCAGCCCAGCCGCAAGCGGCATAGTGGGTCAAACAGCTCTACGAGCCTGGATAAATGTCTGATCTGCAGGAGCAGTTAGCCGAAATCCACGAAGAAGTCGTCGCCCAGGTGCTGGAAGACCTGAGAAATGGTGACCGCAAGGCCCGTGCAGAGGCAATGCAGCTGCTGAAGCAGAACAACGTCACCGCTGTCGCTCAAGAAGGCAGCACGCTTAAGAAGTTGGCCGGCAAGTTGGACTTCTCCGGCATGGAAGACAAGGTCGTTCCAATCAAACGCGGAGTTGGCTAATCCCCCCATGGGACCTACTCCCGGCCTTCGGCCGCCATCCAAGGGCGAGGGCGTCAACAGCAGCTCCCGTTTCGTCCAGCCAGGCGTCATACGCCTCCTGCTGAAGCTGCTCGTCGCGTGCGCGTTTGGCGCGGTCCTGATCTTGAGCAGCCGCCTCAACGAAATGCCCGCAGGCGATAGCGAGCGCATCAAGACGGTCATCATGCGAGAGACAGCCCTTCTCCGCGGTCAGCCGGGAAGCCTGGACGAACAGAGATCGGCTATGCCCATGCTCTGGGTCCTCATCAAGTAGTCGGTAGTCCTGCTTGATGACCCGGGTTGTGACGACCAGTCGATGCTGCTGAATGAGTGGCCCGAGAGTGTCACAGAGCCGCTGCTCTTTCCGCTGGTTGTGGCGGACCTCTTCGATGGTGACCGGGTGCTCCCGCACGAGATGTGGTTTCAGCAGTGCCGAGAACATGCCGTCGCCCATGTTTGATTCAGCGACGACGTAGTTGACCTGCCACTTCTTGGCCAACTGCGCCAGGAACTGCAGCACCTCATCGGCATAACCCAGCGTGCTGCCGCCGGATTCCAGCAGGAACAGGTTGCCATTCATCTCGGCGACCACTGCCCAGGCCAGTTCGTCAGCGCCGCGGCCAGCAGGGTCAATGGCCAAGACACAACGCCAGGTCTCGTCCCTGCTGATCCAACCGTTCTGGAAGATCGGGCGGTGATAGAAGCGGTCAGCGCCCATCCCGACGCAGACCAGCTCCTGTAAGCGCACATCAGGCTGGTTGGACCAGACAACGGTCTCGGGCAATGCCGTGCCGTCGATGTCCATAACGATGAGATCCCCCAGGCGGATGGGGAACTTGTCCAGCGTTGCCAGACGAGTGTTGAGCATGAACTGCAGCTCAAAGCTCGCCTTTGTCATTGATGCCTTCCGCTGGAGAAGGTCTTCGTGCGAAAAACGCTCTGGGTCTGTCGGCTCTCCTATGAGAGACGGATCGGCCAGAACCTCCGCCTCAATCTCCGGGCAAAGGTTCCCCTCATAGGACTCCAACTCCTTGGGATACAGAGCTGGCCAATACCGAGCGGAATAACTGCGCTCACGGACCAACCGCAGGTAGATCGACGTCTCCGTGTGCGGCGTCCCCAGGTAAAGGATCTTCCGCGGAAGGATCTGACCCTCCTCCGGCTTGATGATCGACTGAATCTCCTCAACAGCGTGCGCCACACGCTCCTGCTTGAGCTGCGTGATGACGTTCGCCAACGTCTCAACATCGTCCAATATTGCGCAGGTACATCTCTGGCCTGTCGTCTGGCCCATGATTCCCATGGAGCGGACCGACGGCGACTGCTCAACCATCGTTGGCCCCACGTCAAAGGCGACGTTGGAGAAACGATTACTAGGGCCAGGCGTCAGACACTGCAGGATGTCCACCTCGCCAATGCACCGCAGCATGAACGACGAGAAGTCCGTCGCCTTCACAGCCGTGGCAGACACGATCAAGATCTTCTCGTTCGGGTCAACCCTCAGTCGCCACAACGCATAGAACGACGCAAGGATCGACTTACCCAGACCACGAAACGCCACCGTCAGCGATCGGTCTGGTCCGTTCTGCATCCACTCGCAGACACTGATCTGCTGGCGGGTAGGGCTATCCGCTAGCCCTAACTCCCGCAACAGATAACAAGTGAAGTTGGGAAAGCTATCCCGCAATACCGGCGGTAGCGGTTCCCAGAGTTCCTTCACTTCTTAGCGGCCTTCTTCTCCGCAGGTTTAGCAGGCTTTTCCTTCGCCCCCTGAACGTAATAACCCTCAGGCTTCTTCTTCTCCAGGGTCTCCTCCTTTACGCAGCAAGCGCCCTCAAGACCCAGATCCATCCGCTGGTTGTTGGTGAGATACGGCATGACAACTCCGACAACGACATAAGTCTGCCGACAAGGAGACCTGTAGGCCAACAGACCCACATCAGCCTCCCCGCCTTGACTCAGCCGACCACGACCAAGCGACCAACAACAAGCCAAGACCCAGGAACTTTACCCAGCCCGCAAGGCCCTAGCCCTCTTGCTCGGTAACCACTCCTCACCCATCACCTCGATCGCTGCACGCTGCGCCTCCACATACGTCGGATGAATGACCCGATACACCCTCTTCTTCGATCCCTTCCCCTCAGAACCCGTCAGACCAAGGCAACTAATCAACCCGTCATCCAACAACCGATCAACTGCCCTCAACACCGTCGCGTTCCCTATCCCGCAGACATCCGCCAACGCCTTGTGGCTCATCCACGTCGTACCCCCGCAATCACCCCGCTGGTCATTCCAAGCCGACTCCCACATCACCCCATAAACCAATCCGCACTCCTTCCCCAGCCGACAGGCCTCACTCATCAACGGACACGCATCCGTCAGATGAACCGCCATTCAACCCACCCCACCTTCTGCACAGAAGACAATAAAGATATGCCATCGGCCCCGCAGAACTCCCGCTAGCCGTAGCTAGCAATTATGCCCCCAATAACGCCCCATTACCCCTTACCTCGATAAACCGCGCGTATGCGGCTGTAGGCATAAAGCCGAAAATGGGTCGCGCGATGAGGGGGCTTTCTCTACAGCGCGAAGAGCAGCCTCCCCCCATGGCCCCCTTCCTTTTTCTCTGCTGGACGGCCCGGCAACAACTACTGCAAGTCAGCTGGCAGGGGGCAGGCCTGGCCTCTACTTCTGTGGACTGTCAGTCCACGGCAGCAGGGTGCTGGCGGCCGGCAGCGGGGCGCTGGGTCACCGCTGGGCAAGGCAGGGAGACGGGCAAGGACGCGCCCGCCCCAGAGTTGCCCAGGGATGCCAGCTGATGTGCCAGCGAGTGGCCAGCGGTGGCCAGCTGCCCTCCCCTGATCCGTTTGTAAAGTTTTCCTACAGTTGCCAGAGGGAACTCTGCGGGGTCGCAGACCAAGAGCAAGGATGGGGGCCGCAGGCCGGAGCAGCAGCGCTGCACCACGACCACCGGTCTGCGGTCCTGAACCATGACAACCCAACAACCCTGGGCCGTTCCTGCTGAGGCCATCAGCTGGGACTGGTCCGACTGGTACGAGGCCTTCCGTAACGGCTCAGAGGACACCTACGCCTCTTACGTCGTCTCGCTGTCCGACTACCAGAGCACTGAGCTCTCTGACAGCTGGTTGCACTGGCTGTTTGAGAAGCACGGCGGAGACCTTGCTGAGTACGTCTGCGAGGCCACTAAGGCCTCCTTTGCCGGCCTGATGGTCAAACCCATCAACCACGCCGGCCAGGCCCTCTGCTGGCTGGGGTACTGATGAGGGCCTCTGTCTTCTGTGTGGTGTGTCTGGCCATTGGCTGGGCAACGCTGGCCACCATCTCCGCCACCAATCAGGGCATTGCCCTGAGCCGTCTCTACAGCCAACGCCAGCAACAGCTGGAGGAGGTACAGGGGTGGTGATTACTGAAAGCTCAGCCAAGGCCGACGTGATCACCGCAGCCCTGGAGCTGACGGACTCGCAAGCCGAGCAGATCAGCCGGCTCAGGCAGCAGCAGCAAACCCTATGGGCTGTCGTTGCTGTCCTGGCTGCCCTGGTCTTCCTTTGACGGCATCACTGGGCCTCTCGGGGCCCTCTGCTGCCCTCAAGCAGCCGACCACGACCACGACCAACCATGACCACCGCAACCATGGAGACCAACCACGCCGAGGCCAACGCCAAGGCATGGATGGAAGAGATCTCCAACGCCTACGAAGCCTGTCAGTTCTGCACTGAAGGCGGCGAAGGCCGCGACCTCTCACGGGAGGTCAAGGCCCTGCTTCATGAGCACAAGTACAACTGGGACAACTCCGACGAAGTAGCGGAAGCGATCGAGGAGCAGATGCGCGAAAGCGCGCTGTCCGTCGATGTGCGCAGCTACTGGCAATCGCCGGGCCAACACCTGGAGCCGTTCGAGTTTCAGGTTCTGCTCAGCACCGGACAGGCGGAGTTCGGCTTCATGCCGCCGATTATGGAGGCCCGAAATACCGGCGGCC